ACCTAAGTCGCCCCTATAAGATTCAGAGAAGTATATAACTCCTCTATATCATATTTTACGCTCCGGGTGAACCGAAAACACATCTTGGATCTGAGAACCCAAATGAATAACGCTCACGAGCTTTAAAACGCATGTTGCCAGTATCGAAGTCAGCTTCCATACCAGTAGACATCGCTGTACGCTCAAAATGCTTAAATCCATTAGGTGCATCAGTTTTGATGAAAAACGCATCTGGATCTGTTAAGAAGTGGTTAACAGTGTAACCCTCTGGTAACATACCCATGTTGCGAAGTGCGTTAATGTCATTGTCCGCTGTGCCAACACGCATTGTTGATTCCAACAAACGATCTGCAACGAATTGCAGTTGTGGTGGAATAACCAATTTGGTGCCACGAAGAGCAATGATCATGTTGCGCTCATCAACGAATGTTGAGATGTCAATAAGAGCATTCTCAAGTGAAGTTTCGTTGAGATCCGCAGCAGTTGCAGGTTCATTACGGAAAGTACCGCCACCTGCCAGTGGGTGTGCTGTTGAACAAAGCTCAACTGCGTCACCGCCTGTAAAGTTTGCATCAAACGCATTGTTTAATACAGATGCAGCTTTAACCTGCTTTGTGTGCGCCATTGAACGAGCCAACGCACGAGTATAACGTGCGCCAAGACGATCATATAGATTGTCTTCAACAGCTTCTTCGGTTAACGCAAAAGCAAGTGCAACTGTTTCGTGTGAATAACGAGCAGTATACGCTTCATTTGCATTATCGAACTCTACACCAGAACCTTCGGATTTTGTGGGAGCATTCCCAAAACCTACAAGCATTACCTCTTCTTCAAAGGCTCGATCTGATGACTCTGTGTCATAAATCTCTGCATGTTGGTTTTCATAACGATCATATTCCATTCCGAACAGAGCGTTAAGACCCGGTTCTAGCTCCTTGACGAGTTGTGAACGTGAAATAGCCATAACTCAATCTCCTTACGCTAGACCTACAGTGCCAGCACTGAACAGGTGGTTGTTGATTTTTACGATCACATTAGTGTTCGCGGTGGCAGTATCGCTATTCTCAGGATCTTGAGAGATATCGATAGCTTTTAGTGGAAGACCAGCGGTAGTATTACCTGTGGTGACATCTAGCTCAGTGCGAGAATTACCACTTACGGTGCTTCCTGCCGTTGCATCAACAATGTCAAAGTTTCCAAACAAGTCAGTTACAGGCATAGCTGCATCTGCTTGAATTTCGAAAAGCGCACTTGGGTCATCTATAACATTTGCAAAAATGTCTGTCCCAGTTGTGTTTGCAGGAAAAAAGTTAGAGAAAATAATCTCTCCACTAGAATCTACATATGAACAGCCGTTAAATACGCCCAAAATCAGAGCAGTACCACCTGCTGGGGCACGAGTAATTGTTCCAGTAGTAGCGACTAAAACTAAGTCACCTTGGAAAATACTTGTGTTATACCCAGAAGCAATACGATAACGATTTTGTCTCTGCGAGCTTGTACTCGTTTTGATTGGGCGAAGGCCAAAAGCAGCATCTTGATTTGCCATTTTATTTATCCTTCAGAGTTTTTTGGTGAACCAAAGGTCACCGATGATTTTCGCTGCGGTGCCATTTTTGGCATCGCGGGGTTATTTTCGCGCATCCAATCACGATCAACAGCTTCCATTTGGTTTTGTGTAACCCCTTGGTAGTGTTCATTGCGTTGATCTGCCAGTTCATTTGGGATTCTTGCAAGTACGAGTCCGCCAACACCAATGATGCCTGCGTTGCGTCCCTCATCTACCACTGGACCTGCGTAATCTGGATATTCTTCTGCACGAACGAGTTCATATCCTTCTTGCCGTCTTTTATGGACGTTAGTTTTATCATCATATTCCATCACGGATTCACGAATCCAACGATGTTTATACCCTAAAGGGGCTTCCGGTGCTTCTAAAGCTGAACCGGGTCTCCAAACCGTGCGCTCTTGGCGCTCCCGCGTTGTTGTTTCGCGTGAAGTACGATCAGCCATATTAGTCTCTCCGATTTTCCAGTTTTGCCACTTCAGCCGCATATTTTTCCAGAGGTATTTTTAACTTCTGAGCTAAGGCAACTTGACCGGGGTTAAGTTCTACAGATTTTTTCCGCCCTGATTTTAAGGAACGTGTTCCGCTCCCTGCAGGTGTGACAGACTGGACGTTTTTCTTATCACCCTGAAACTTTTGAGGCATTTCCTTGCGCATACGCTTATCAATTTCAGCGTAGTACTCATCTGTGCGAGGATCAAAACCTTCTTCTGCAACAAGAGTTTCATGCAAAGCACGAGCCGCTCCTGTCATTACATTATCTTTACCAAACCAATTATTTTTAGATAGCCAACTATCTAATTTAGGATCTCTCTCCTGTTGTGGCTGTTGTTGCACTTGTTGCTGTACTTGCTGTTGTGCTTGCTGTTGTGAAACATCTATCTCTTGAGAATCTTGTTGTGAACGAGCTTTTTGAAGCCTTAAACGTTCTTTCTCAATAGCAATTTGAGCTAAAGCTGTTTGAGCGTCAGCAGATTTTTCGTAATCACCTGCCTCCATAGCCTCTTGGTAAGCTCTTTTAGCTTGAGCCTCTTGAGAAGTAATACGCCCCTCATATTCAGAAACATAACCTTTATCTATTGTTTTTAGACGCTGCTTTATATTCTCATTTTCGTTTTGCATCTGCTGAATATACTGAACAGCAGCGGCTGCTTCTTCTTCAGCTTTTCTACGAGCAGCAGTTAGTTTGTTAATTCTTTTTTGAACACCCTCACTATATTGATCAAGTTCTTCATCATTATCTTGAACATTTGTTCGGGTTGTTTCATCTTCTTGTAATTCTACTTCTTTAGAATTTTCTACAACTTCTTCAGTAGAGGTATCCTCCAACTCTACTGATGTTGTTTCTTCAATTTCTTGTTGTTGAGCTTCTGCCTGCATGAAACCTCTTCTCCTCTATTACCTTATACATACGAAATATCTTTGGGGTCAAGGATAGTTGCTATAATATTATCGTCATTTATAACACGAACCTCTAATCCTTCTACTTTAAAGCGATTTCCCGCATACCTTCCTATAAGAACCCAGTCTTTCTCAGAACACCAGTTACCAGTTGGGAACTTCTGGGAGTCTTTATAAGCATCTGGACCTAGCTTAACGACATATGCAGCAACTGTTGCAAATGCCTCTCTGTCTCTAACTTGGTCTGGAATATATAAACCGCTCTTTGTTTTCTCACTTGGATAGTAAGGAATGATTAACATTCGATACCCAGTAGGTTGCGGTAATCTTTCTAATGTAGAGGTCTCCATTTCAGATGGATCATCTTCATTTTTACTTTTGGTTTGATTGTCTCGAAAGCCTGCTTTTATAGCCTTTTTAGCCACATGATCAGGTACATAAAGTTTTTTATTCATCTGCCAACTCAATATTGTTCATTGCTCTTCTAATGGTGTCTTCCATGAAAGCTAAACCTTTGATTTGACCTGTAGCAAATTTGTACTCATCAAACGAACCAATATTACCAGTTTCCAAAGAAACTTTAATATCCTCACGCCTCTGACGTAACTCTTTATACAAATAATCAGCTAGGTTTATTGCATCCATAATAGTCTCCCACTAAATCTTTATACGATTTAACGGGAAAAACAAGTATGTATCCCAATATATTTTACTCTATGTGTAAAAAGGGGGCTAATGCCCCCTAATTAATCTATACATCATCAAGTAATGCACAAACAATACAAGTTGCAGTTGCCGCCGCCGCCGCTGTTGGATCGTATCCAATTGCGTGTACGCCAGCAACTGTTGCGTTTGGATATCTACCATAAAAAGATTGATTAGGGCTGATCTTAACCGCATCTGCAGTAGTGTTTGCTACAGTACCAGCGTTAAAAACAACATAAATGTCATTAGCCGCGTCTGTATTTTTAATATAGATGAACTCAATTTTATCACCTGTCGCCACAGTGCCGGGGTTTGCGTTTGCATTTACCGCCGTATAATCTGTGTAATAACCAGTAATCAGATCCGTGCTTGCGGCTGTGACACTGGTTAGTTTGTAATACCACTTGTCGTTCGCATCCTTTGGCGTAACAGTGGTTGTGGCTTCGATAGTTTTAGCTATCTCGTCCGGTAAAATTGTGGTCTTCATGACCACTGTTGCTGCATCTGCCATGATTATTCTCCTCTATCAGCTATTTTGCAGATTTCTTGGCGGGAGCCTTTTTCTTGGCTGCAGCCTTCTTTGCGGGTTTCTTCTCCTCTACAGGAACTTCTACCCACGCTTCGTCCACAACCGTATCAGGGTCATCTTTTACATAATGCCCCCTTTCATCACGAGCGCGAACAAATTTAGTTTTTATTGCATTTTCGGTCTCGCGTATCGCACGTTTTGCAGCGCGAATTTGCTCAACCATTTTTTCTCTAACAGATGATGCCATTATCCTGTTCCTTTCATACGGGCACTCAGGGCGGCAATATCTCTTTGAGTTTGTATTCTATCTTCCGCCACTCTAGTTTTGTCAGCAAGAGCCTCTTCTTGAAGCTCTATACGGCGATTAGCCAATTGAGCATCCATCGCTTCACGGTCATATTCAAGCTCTTGCTTTGTCTCAAATTCTTGAGACTTTCGCTCCATGTCTGCCGCTTTTAGCTGTAATTCCTGCTGTCGAATTGCAACTAATGGATCTTGTTGATCTTGAGGCTCTAGCGTCTGTGCATATTGCTCTGTTAGATCTGCAATCAACATAGCTGCTTGACGCTCTATAGCAGGCTGTAACATCTGCATAGCCTCTGGATTTTCTTGTACTTCTGCACCCGCTTGTTCCATCACAATCTGTTGCGCCTGTTGTTCCGCTAACAAACCAATATGTTCTTGAATGTGACCTTGCAATGATAAAGTTGCCTGTGGGTTCATTTGCACAGATGGTGTGGACATAATAGCCAAGTGTGTTTCCATATGAGCTTTGTGATCCTGCTGTGGAAATGCTTGAAGCATACCGCCAGTCAAAGCCATCTTGTTTTCCATAGCTGCGTTCATCGGCTGTGGCTGCGGTGGGGCAGGTAATATTGAATCAATATTATTAATACCTAACGCCTCGTACATCTTTCGATATGCCTGATACAATCCCTGTGGACCGCCATGAATTTGTGGATTTGACTGCACCAACTGTAATTGCGTTTGCGCAAGAGCAATACGTTGAGCCATTGAGAATATATTAGGATCACTGACTGGAAGAACGTCCACTCGCGCATCAAAATCCTGTGCAAATACTTCAGGTCCAAATTCCACTGATGGCATATAAGGATATAACTGCATAGTATCTGAAAATACTTTAGATAACAGCTTAAACTCTATCTTTTGAGAATAGTGCATACGTTTATGAATCGCAGACATAACCTTCGTGCCACGCTCCATAATCGCCATTGTGGTGCCAACAGGTGTTTCACCACTCATCTCACCCACCTTCATGTCAGCCATAGTTGCAAAACGCCGTCCAGCGTCCACAAGAGTGCCTAGAAGGTTATAAAGGGTACCTGAAGGCTCTTTAAACGGTAAAGGCATCAGGGAGGTTCTTATATCGGTTCCTGCAACGTCTATATCGCGGAACTCACCGGGCTGTATTGGATTGTCCTCATCTCTAATTCTTGCGCCACGAGCTTTAAAACCAGCAGGTAAGTTAGAAAGCGTACCCGCATCAATTAACTGACGTAAAATAGAAGTAGAGGCTTGAGCCAAGCCACCAATCATATGTGTTAAGCCAAGGCCATAAAAACCAAGACCGGGCAAGAATTTATAATGCACAAAGTATTTATTGCGCTTTTTCATCATGTCTGCTTCTTCGTAGTTCCTACGAATACCAAGAACTTCTCCAGTATCTTCTATAATCGTAACAACATACGGTAATTTTAAACCGCTTTCAGAACCTGTTTCATCAAGATCCTCAAAGCCGGGCAGATCTAAATCAGTGTGTATCTCATATAAAGTAAGCTCATATGAAGAACCGCTAGGATAAACACCCTGAACTTCATTAATAGCCTCCTGCACCTCTGACATCTTTTCTGTAGATGAGCCATCTTGAGGCAAATCTACATCACGGTAAAAACCAGCTATCTGTAGCTTTTTAACCTCATTTGAGGCCATCTTAATGATATGCGTAATTCTAGGAGAAGAAGCCAAATCAGTAGCGCCATACGGAACCACAAGATCTTCTGCATGTACAAACTGACTAACAGCACGACCCTTTAAAGGATCGAAATACACCTTTTTAAACGTAGAACCTACAACAGGAAGATAAAATAGCATCTGATCCATCTCAGGATCATACTCTTCCATCTC